GGGCCAGCCGGCCGTCACGGCGGGGCAGGACGGCCCCGCCCTCCGCAACCCGCCCGCCCCCGAAGGCGGCCCGGCAGCCAGCGTGCCCACCCAGATCACGCGGGACATGCGCCAGCAGCTCTACGACCGTGGCTACACGAAAGAGCAGGTGAACAAGATGAAGCCAGCCGAGGCCCAGGCCATCCTGAACCCGCCAGCCGAAGCCGAGCAAGAAGCCGAGGCCGAAGAGGCAGGCCAGACAGACGCCGACATGGAGGCCTTCATTGCCGAGCAACAGGCGATCGCCGAGGAAGAGGAGGCGGCTAGGCTGGCCTTGCTCAATGATCCCGCCAATATCGAGGGCATGGCAAAGGCTGGGAAGATGGACGTGAGAAACAAGTCTCTCATTTTCCAAAACCCTGCCGCCCGCCGCTTCTATCAGGCTGTGCAGGCCGCCACGACGCAGCTAGGCATGGGTTACAAACAGAACAACGAGGAGCTTCGCGCATGGGCGCGGAAGCAATTCGACAGCGACCCCGAAGGCTCCTATGAGTGGGCGCTGGAGAGTGCCGACGACATTTCACCCCTCAGAGAAGAGGAGCAGGCCCTTTTGATTGAGGTCATGGAGCGTGCTTTTGAGGAAAACAGCCAGTTCTTGGACCGCCCAGGCATCAAGACCGAAAAGACGACACTCGCCAAATACGTTGACGAAACACGCAGCCGTAGCGGTAGAAACCTGCAATTCGGTGTTGATCAGGTGGAGACGCCTCAACAACGGTGGAATCGCGCTCTTGAGCACATCACAGGCCCCGACCTCAAACAAACACACGCTTGGAGATTCGCCCCATCCGCCAGCGCCAAGGCTAAGCAGATCGCCGACTTGGAGGCAAGGCTTGCCACGGCCCAAGACCGCGAAAAGCGCGACATCGAAGCCGCCCTAAAAGCCGCTGAGAACACCAAAACTCGCCAGGACATCTTGGATGAAGTCAGCCAAGAAAATAACAAGATTCTCGACGGCATCCTCAAGAATATGGGCAACGTCAGCCGCGACGACATCAGCCACACGCCGCTGGAGCGCCACGCTATGCAAATGGCAATCCTCGACCTCAAGGCGGTCAAAGACGGCCTAGACCAATACCGGGGCAAAGACAACGACGGCTACAACATCATGCGCCTAGCCTTCCGAGGCTTCTCAGACGAGCACATTGCCAACGCCCTCAACCTCAACCAAGACGACGTAGGCCAGTTCATCCACGACGCCACCAACGCCATCATCCGCCCCGCCGTGGCTGAGCAGGTCAAGGCAGGCACCGGCTTTGGCGGCCTCATCAAGGCTGGCTTTGCCCGGCTCAAGAAGGCCGTGGGGCTGGGGCTGCCGCCAAAAGCGATTGAGGATCAGCCTTCGCTCATCAAAGGCACCCGCCAGTCTGTAGGCGACGTGACAGCCGAGGTAAACCGCGTCATGGCCTACGCCCTGCAATCCGCCAAGGCCCGCAACTCCGGCAAGCTCATGTCTAAGGTGGTGATGACCCCCGGCGGCCAAAAGGTGCGCGTGTTCGTGCCATTCGACCCCGACGACATGGCGAACTACTACGCCTTCGCCCGCGAGTACACGGCAGCCAAGGCCAGCGCCTTCGACAAGGTTTACGAATACTGGATCAACTGGCCCCTCCTCTCCGGCCCCCAGACCCAAGTGGCGAACATCACCGGCAACGCCGCCCAAGTCGCCTGGCACTACACCGGCCAGCGCCTAGCCGAGGCCACGCTGAACCTTGCCTACCAAGACCCGAACGCTCCACAGTTCCGCGAGTTCAAGCACATCTTGAAAGGCTTTTGGCAGGGCATCGGCCCAGCCTACGAGATGGCCCGCCAAACCTTCCTCACCGAAGGCGACACCATTCGCCACAAATACCTCGGCGAGCCCATGCAGATCGACGTGGTGGACGGCGACCTCGACAAGGTAGGCAACATCCGCGCCAGCGTGGGCGGGCAGACAGGCCGAATCAGCCGCCTGCCGGGCCGCGTGCTCCGCTTTACAGACGCTTTCTTCAAAACTGCCATCATGTATGCCGAAGCCTCCGCCGTGGCCTACCGCCGGGCGCATGTGGAGGCCAAGCGCCAAGGCCTGAAAGGGCAGGCTCGGGCAGCCTTCATCGACACCGAGATCGCCAACACCCTTAACGACACGTCCAGCGCCGTGTGGGGGGATGTGATGAAAACTGCCGAAGATTTGCTTTTCCAAGGCAACAACTCCGCCACCGAGTTCGTGGATACTGTGCTTGGAGGGTATAAAGGCATTAAAGACCTAGAAAAGCTATTAGCCGAAGCTGAGGCCAAAGGCGACTCAGATGCCGCAGCCGAACTGAACAAACGCATTCGTGCTCGCAAGTTCATTGGCAGCCTCATGCGCTGGATCTTCCCCTTCCAGCGCACCCCGACCAACATCGTCCGCGCTGGCATCAAGAAGGCTGGCGGCTCGGCTATCAGCCTGCTTTACGGCCTGACCATGGCAGGCTGGCGTAAGGCCAAGGACGGCACAGACTTTGTGAAGTCCTACCCCAAGGCCATGCAGATCAAAGACGCCTCTGAAACGCTGCTGGCTGGCCTTGGCTGGCTGGCCTTGGCCTCCATGCTGGAAGGCGACGACAACGACGACGAAAAGCCTGTGCTCCTCGTCGGCACGCGCTCGCATTCCCTCAAAGAACGGGCCGCTACTGATCAATTCCTCCGCAAATACGGCGGGGAGAACTCCATTGTCTGGCAGGACGGCAAGGGCAAGGTGCTTGGCAGCCTGCCCTTTGGCCGCTACGAGCCCATTGGTACTACCGTATCAACATGGATCGACGCTTACCGCAACTATCAGGACGTGAAGCGCCTCAGATCGCAGGGCGAAAACGCCAGCTACTCCACCTACATGATGTCCAGTTTCGCCTCGTCATTGGAGGATAAATCATTCCTGCAAGGCCTCGCCAATATGATGCAGTTCTGGCGCGATGTAGAGGAACGCCGCGAGAATCCTGACCAAAACGCTTGGACTAAGTTTCTGTTCACCAATGTCATGCCGAACCTTATCAAGCAAACCGCTCGGCAAATAGACGACGTTATTCGAGATCGCACCACGGCAGGCCCAGGTTATGCCGCCCTCCCAAATCCTGATATGGCCCCCAAGCTGCCAGTCTTTGCCGCCCAGCCAAAAATCAGCACGACCGGCGAGCGCCTGCCCAAGGCATTCACGCCACCGGCCCGCCTGCTATTCCAGGCCAATACCAAAGTCACGCCCCAGCCCGACGCCCTCCTCTACCGCGCCAACCGCCTGCACCCCACCAAACGCTGGAGCCCACAACCCCTCAACCGCGACGACTACACCGCCGACCCTCCAGGCAAGGCCAAGCCCGTGCCAATCACAGATCCGGCCAAAAAGCGCCAATTCGCCGAGCTGGCAGGCCGCCTCTACGCCACCAAGGCCGCCCAGGTGGCAGCCAAGGCCATGCCAAGTGAGCGGCAAGCGCCGGGCGAGAGCCTGATCAAGGCCTTCAGGCAGGCCCGCGAAGACGCCATGGCCGCCGCCCGCAAGCAGGCGCACGCAATGGGCTTGCACAAAGCCACAGCCACGCCATAACTACACACAATATCGAATGCAGCGCCTCATTAACTCCCATCTTACCTTTGAAAGTGACGACGCCGAGAGCGCATTCGTTCAGTATGTCATCGCCGAAGTGGAGAACTGCCGCCAACTTATGGGCGTCCAGACCACCAGCCGAGACTACACCGTTGGATCGCTTCTCTGGCGCTGGGACAACTACCAACTTGCTTACGAGCAAGATTTCGAGCACCGCAAGGCCAACTGCCTGCTTTTCCGCGAGACAAACCTTTCGCTGAATCTGCCCATGACGCCGGTCAACCAGCACGGCGACAAGATGGACAACGACTTGCTTTCTACGCCTGCATTCTTTGGCCCAAATGCCGAGGGGGCCGAGGATGAAAACCCGGCCATTGAGATTCTAATGCAGCGCCTCAAGCACCGCGCCAAACTCACGAAGCTCAACGAGGTAGGCAAGAAGGCCAAGCAAGGCAGCCTCATCCGAGGCCAAGAGATCACGCGGGCCGGGCTGAGTGAGGCCTATTACATGAAGCCTGTCGTTACCCAAAGCGTGACACTTGACGGCAAGGCAATCAAAGACAGCCAAGGCCAGCCTGTCCTCTCAACTGACAAATGGATTGCCGACCCCGTGTACCCAGACCGGCAGGTATTGGAGCGCGACCCAGCTATTTTCGTGCCAGTAGGAGCGGCCCTGCAAATCTCCAAGCCCAAGGTTGTGATGCAGCGCACCAGCAAGGAGCCGGGCGCAGAAACTAAAGTCATCCACTACGGGGACTTCTTCTGCCACATCAACGCCGAAAACCTCGACGTTTCGCCCCTGAAAGGCCACGTCTTCGCCGCCAACCCAGGCGACCTGCTCATTGGCTACGCTCCCGAAACGCACGAAAAGAAGAACTTTGACGACTACAACGATAAGGCCAAGACTGGCAACCTGACAGGCGGGGCCGACACGGCCACCTACACAGTCCGCGCCAATCTGAACCGCGTTCGTGATGGGGAGAGTGAGGCATCTATGAGGCCCGCCACCGAAGACCCCAAACGCTTCCGCACCCGCGTTTATGTGGAGACGTGGATTCGCTACGACGCCGACGGCGACGGCTACGCAGAGCCAATCTATGTGCTCATCGACTGGGACGCCAAAATACCGATTCACTACGAATACGCTTCGATCATCCTGCCATGGTCAGACAAAGAGGCCCCGCACCCCTACACTGACCACCGTATCTGGCCGAAGCTGCACCGCTGGACAGGCCGGGGCTACTATGAACTTCTCGACACTTGGCACGAAGTCAGCGACAAGATGTTAAACCGCATCGAGTTTGACGCCAACACCTCCGGCAACGTGCTGTTTGAGAACCCGCTAGCCACACAGCAAGGCATCGACGGCGGCGGCATCCAATTCCGCAACTCCGAAGGCTACCAACTTCGCGCAGGCTTCACCGCCGACGACGCCATGGCCGTCAAGACCGTGGAGCCCGCCAACGTGGAAATCTTCTCGACGCTCATGGACCGCTTCATTGGCCGGGCCGAGATCAACGCCGGGCTCACCAGTCCCGCCGACTCCACCGTGGCCGACGTGCCAGGCCAAGACACGCTCGGCGTTGCCAAGATCCTCGAAAAGACCAGCAACCAAAGCCTGCGCGCCCGAGAAAACGAAGTCGTGGACGGCCTAACGGCCATGCTCAACGACTTTATAGACATCGAGCTTTATACGATGACGAACACCGAGGCCGGACTGGCGGCCCTCATTAAGCAGGTAGGCCAAGACAAGGCCATGATCCTCATTGAGTGGGTTAAGAGCTTCCCCGAGGATGTGCGCAACGTGTTTGAGATCAGCCTCACTAAGTCGCACAGTTCGCAAATGGTGGAAGTGGGCCAAGCCATCATCAACGTGCTGAACCAGTTCGCTGCCATGGCCCCGCCCATGCAGCAAGCTATGATGCGCCAGTACACCGACATCCTCAAAGGTATTGGCGAACCAAACCCAGAAACCACCCTGGCCGCCATCCAAGAGGCCTCCGCCATCATGGCCCAGGCCCAGGCCGAAGCCTTGGCAGCCGAGGCCGAGGCAGGCCAGCCGCCAGCAGAACCGCCCACCCGATAACCGCCCATGTCCAAGCCCATAGAAGCCCTAGCCGAAGAGTTCTTGATCCAGTTGGAGAACAACGAGGCATTCGACAAGATCATCGTCAAACCCTACACGGCCTACGCCCAAGGAGCCCTCCGCCGGGCCATCGCCGAGGCTGCCAAACCAGCCGGGCCGGTCAAGGCCGAGGATGCCGACAACCCAATCAAGGTGCGCAATCTCCAAGTCATCTCCGACTGCCTGCGCGAATACACGATCTACAACGAAGTCGCCACGCTAGTCACGGGCCAGCTCGCCGCCGTGCGCCAGAGCCGGGCCGCCAAGGAAAAGGCCGGGCAGGGCGGGCAAAAAGACTTGCAGCCGGGCGAGGAACAATCATAATCAGCACCAATGGAACGCTACCCCCAACTTTACTACCACTACATGGGTGGGCTCATCATCCAAAAGCAGCGCGCTTGGAAGACTGTCACTTCGCCTGATACTGACGAGGTGATTGTGCCAGCCGATGCAACAGGTAAACGTATAGCCGTGTTTTATGTTGAGGAAAGAGGCAGCGCCGACGCCGTGACAACCTTCAATTCCTACAACTCTACAGGCCCGGTTTCCACGCCGATTGACGCGCCCGAGTATGTGGCAGCTAACGGTGGCAGCAACCGAGGCAGTCCCGACAATCAGACGCCTCTTTTAATCACCGCCCCAGGCGAGGCGCTTACCGTCACATCCACCGGCACGGCTAGTGTTTCTGTTCGTGTCATCTGGGCACCCATCCCCGGCTAAACCACCATGGCTAATGCCCTCAATCTTCTAGGCTGCGGCAGTGGCGGGGCAGGTGGCACGCCAGATCCAGGCGACACCCTTCTCTTGGCCTCTGGCGGCGGCTCACTGCTTTTGGCGGATGGCTCTAGTTTCCTCCTTCTTTCCGGCTCTTAACATCTCACTCTAATGGCAGACTCAACACTCGCAGCATTAACAGCCGCCACGGCAGGCACCGGGGGGCTGTATTACGGCACACAGGCCGGGGCCGACCGTAAATTCACCATGACGGCAGCCGGGGCAGTCTTGGCCGAGGCCGCCAATGCCGAGGCGCAAAAGACAGCTTTATCACTTGCTGATGTGCAACCTTTCATTGTTGCCTTCAAGAACGTCACCGTCCTGACGACGGGCACACCGGCGGACGTGGCTTCCGTGGCTCTGCCAGCTTGGTGCACACGCTACCGGCTGGCTTCCAGTGGCGGTCATATCGTAGTGGCCGAGTCTGCCTCTGGCACTCTGGCGGGCGCTTCATTCAATATCATGGACGCGGCGGAGGGCGTGGGCACAACGATTTGCGGCACCTTTGCAGGACCTGCTTCGACTTCAGTGGTGGTGCTTCCAGCCGCCATAAGCACTAGCATTGTGCCTTCAACAGTTGGCACTCTTTATCTTCGACAGACGGCAAACTCAGCGAATGCGGGCACAGTGTCAGTTTATCTGACGCTCGTGCCCTTACTTTAACCTGCATAGCTATCCTCTTCCAGATCCTCCTGACGTGCCTGAAGTTCCTCCAGACGAAGACGAGCCTTACACGGGTGTGGGCAGTCTTCAGTATGCGCTCATCCATGACACAGATACGCTGCTAGCCGAGCAGTATCCGTCAGTGACGATGCCGCTTTACACAACGCAGGATCACACAACGCCTGTTTATGCACGCAATGCCAGTAACTGGGCCGCATCCCATGTGCAGGCTTTGACGGCTATCAGTCCGTGGAACTCGGAGGGTGTGTTTCAAAAGGCTGGCACGTTGATTTCACCTCGGCATGCCATCTTCGCCACGCACTATTACCCTTCGATTGGTTCGACTCTGCGATGGGTGGCAGCGGACAACACGGTGGAGACTCGCGAGCTGACCAGCTTTGTCACGGTGGGCACCGATCTGCT